AGCTCTTTAGATGTGGTGGGCCAATGCACCCGCCACATCATCAATCTGTCCAAGCTGGAAACACACAGGACAATGAAGCGGAATGTGCCAAGGTCGAGGGACCACAGCAAAACCGGTCGGTATCTCGGCCACAGGTTCGTGCAGTACTCACCTGCCCACGCCGCTGATGTGATCCCGGTGTCAAACACAAGGACAGACACAGACGGCCGCTCAAACGCAGAGGTAGGCTGGAAGCTCAGTGACAACAGCCCGCAGTTTTATATGAAATTTGTGGAATGGGGCACATCGAAAATGCGCCCACGCGAATTCATTAACAAAACAAACAAGCAGTGCGAGGGCATGTACCGCCGCATTGCCGAAACGACGCTACAGTCATACGCAAACAAGTATTTAGGCGATTAAGGAGACCGATATGTTAGATGTGATCAATGAAGCCAGTATTGCACTGTTGCAGATCTCCGGCCGGGGTATTCCGGTCCGGGAGGGGTGGTATGACCCGGATATTACAGATACGCATATCTCTCTTTGGCCGCTCAGCTATGCAGAGGATGACCACAGCGACGATGGCAGCGAGAGCGAGACAGCTACGGTTCAGGCGAATATTTGGAGCCTGGTGGACGAGGTGGCGCTGGCCGCCGAAGTGCTGGCTCTGATGAAAGCCTATGGCTTTGACTTCCTGGAGAGCAACAACGCTTACGAGGACGACACGGAGCTATATGTCAAACAGCTGCGCTTTTCGCTGACAGTTGAAAAGAACAATGCCGCCAATCAGGCGGAGAAAGGGTAAGTAAATGAGTGAGGAAAGAAATGTACACAGCCGCCGTGTAGGTCTGAAAGACATCTATGTGGCGCTGGTCACAAAAAACGACGCAACCGGCTACACCGCCGGCACTCCGACCAAGCTGGCAAGAGCCATAAGCGCAAAAGTGAGTGACAAGTTCTCAAGCGAGAAGTTGTATTCCGATGACGCGGTGGAAGAAACAGCGACAAACTACGAGGGTACAGAAATTGAACTGGATGTAAACGCCCTGACCCCGGCAGAAAAGGCTACGCTTTTTGGCCATCTGTATGAAAAGGGCTATCTGGTGAAAGGTGAAGACGACAAACCGAACGAAATCGCAATCGGCTATCGCGTCAAGCGCCTTAACAACAAATACGAGTTCGTTTGGTATTATTGTGGCACCGCCAGCGAGGGTATGGAGGAGACGAACGAGACCAAGGCGGACAAGGTGTCTACACAGACCGACACGGTAAAACTGTCCTGCTATGCGCGTAAGCACGATGGCAAGTTTAGTTGCTCCGTAGACGAAAGCAATCTGCTGACAGAAGACAAGGACGCAGCCGGTGCTATTGCCGACTGGTTCTCCAAAGTTCAGGAATGGCCGACAAGCACAGCAGCCGTCGGTGGTTAAAGGAGTAAAACATGGACGCAATTATGGAAAAGGCTCCGGCTGCACAGCTGGAGCTTAACGGCAAGACTTACACGATCAACCACATGGGCACGGCTACATACCTGCGCTACAAACAGGCGTGCGAAGCGGTCAACCTGGAGGAGGACGCTATCGACGCTCCGACCTACACCGCCATCATCAACGCTTTGTCGATCGCTTTCGGTGAACAGTTCACACCCGAAGAGCTGGCAGAAAGCGACACCGATGTGGCCGATGTGATCGTGGCTTACATGGCAGTGGATCTCAATCTGGCACAACGGATTGAGCAGAAGATCGACGCCATGACAGCAAATTTCAAGACTGGCAGCTGATCCCGGATATAACGGTCAGTTGCCACGGAACAATCCACCGTTCCACGGCGTCCCTGGAATTCTACCGGCGGTACTGCACCTATATGCGTGCCGTCGGTACGGATGAACCACAGGGACTGCAAGCAACGATCCGCCTTGTACAAGCCGTACTGCCAACAGCAGCGGGCTATGTACTGAAAGCCGACATAGAGGAAGTGCTGGTGGCGGGCAACACCGCCCACTTCTTGGCACAGCGGATCACGGAAGCCATCAACCGGCTGAGTCCGGAAGAACAGGTGGAACGAGTAAAAAGTCTATTCGATGAATACGACAAAGAGAACGGCTACACAGACGAAGAGGACGAACAAGACTACTGGAGCGCGCAGTTGGAAGTAATCAACAGCCTGCTGGATGTGGCAACCCAGTGTCTGCGCTGCGATCTGCAATACGCCCTTACCGGTGATGTGTTTGCCATACTCTCTTTGATTAAGTATAAACTGGAACACGCAGATGAGCGATAGAAAGGAGGACGACAATGGCAGTAGCGTCAATACGACTGACGGCCAGCGCCAGCAGCTATACAGCTGTTATGAAGCAGGCAAACGCCCAAATGCGGCAACTACAGCAGGAGTACTCCTTAGCCGCCCAAAAGGCTAAACTGATGGGTCAGTCTCACCAGGAGGTCGGCGCCCGGGTACAAATGCTCACAGAGAAGATCAAAGCCCAGGAGGAGAAGATCTCCGCCAACAGTAAGCGGGTAGCTGAACTGACGGCTGAAGATAAGAAACTGTGGCAGCA